GTGTACCCATTATTTGCTCGTGAATTTTTACCTCGATTACCTCGCATTGTTCAAGATGATGTGAGGTTTCAGGTTTCCCGCCGTAAACGTCGTACTAACGCGACTCAACAGAACATCGACCGATTCACTAATGATTCAGTGAAACACGCACTCAAGTACTCTCCATTTATTGAAGATAAATACACTTTTGTGGATGAACGAAGCAATGCACCAGAAAGGCCGCGTTTGCATAGTAGTGCGCGCAGTTCAGTAGAGCTAAATCATCGTGTTTTGATGTGTGATGAAGCATTAGAGCATTTAGCTACAAACCTCACTGAAATGTTCACACGCTTGATCCAAATGACTGAGATTGAAGAAGGTGAGTCGAGTTATGTCGATGCGCTTGAAAAAGTGTTTTATGGCATTCGTGAAGATATGAAGCGCTTTTATATCAAAGCTCCACAAATTAAAAAGAAACATGAAACCATAGAGGACGCAGAGCGCGAATTAGAACGTGCTATTCGCCGTTGCCTAGATGTGAGTTATCTAGTCCGCAAGTTTAAGTTCTTACGTACTCAATATATAGAGTATTCACAAATTGCTTTGAGTCGCGTTGGCGGCAACAAAGGTCAACGTAAGTATGTATCGAGTCGTTCTTATGCCCGTTGGGAAAAGAAGCAAATCGAAGCAGAGCAATTTGTAAATTCTATGTCTGTGTTGAACGATGAGCAGGTCAAGCGTTTGATTTATCGGAAGTGGTTAAACGAACTACGGCAAACCCAGAAAACCGCCGCATTGAATTGGTAGTTCGTAGCCGTGGAGATGAAGAGCGTGCAATTGAAATGGGATATGAAGGCGTTTTTGTTAACTGGACATTGCCAAGTAAATACCATCGTAATTCGTCTAAATGGAACGGCTGCACACCCAAAGAGGCCCATGAAGTAATGATGGCTAAATGGCGATGTGCACGAGCTTGGTTTAAAAAGCCAAAGATTGATATTCAATGGTTTGGGCTTCGTGTCGCTGAACCTCACAAGGACGGTACGCCTCATGCTCATATGTTTTTGTATGTGCACCCAAGGCAAAAGCAAGACCTGATAGACATCATTGAGGGTATTGCTATTGATGAAGATAAAAGCGAACTCATCATAAACGGTAAGCTTGATAAAACTCCTCGTATAACGATTAAAGATTGTGACCCGTCACAGGGTACGGCTACGGGTTACATCATCAAGTACATTTCCAAGAACATTAATGGTGCACATATGCCAGAAGGTGATGTGAAACAAACGGCACTTTCTGCGACAGCATGGGCGCGTATACACAGAATTAAGCAATTCTCTCAATCTGGCTCTCCTTCTGTCGGGCTCTGGCGACAATTACGCAGAGCTAATCCAACGGAAACTGCTTTCGATGAAGAGTTAGAACAGCTTCGAGATCATGCTGATAATTCCCGCTGGAAAGGTTTTTGCGAATTGGGCTTCAAAGCCAAGCTGGCTTATGAAGATAAATTCAACCAATACGGTGATACGGTAAAGCGCGTCATTGGAATCAATTGGCTTGGTAAGGTCATCGCAACATGTAGCGAGCAATTTAGTTTGGTGAAAACTAAAGAGGTAAAGCGTCGTGCTCTTGATCTTAAAAAGGGCGGCGCCCTTCCTTGGAGCACTGAAAATAAGTGTAACCAGAAAGACGAAATACCGATTTCGCCACTTGAGCAAGCATTGATGGACGTGACCGGATGGAGCGTTAAAGGGGTTCAATGCTTGCTGCGGCCATTGTCGCTTGGTGCTACTGTACCAATAGACAAACACATGTCCTTAAAACTTAGAAACGGACGGTTAGCCACAATATAAAAAGAGGCATATATGAGTTATTGGTTTGGTATTGGCTCGTCAAAAGTGGAGCTTGTGGGAAGCTTTGAAACATTAGAACAAGCGCAACGCGCCTATGAATCAGAACCCGAAGCAGCGGTAGGCATATTTAATGCCTCTACAGAAAGTTACGCGTTAATTATGCTAGAGAAGCTCAACCCCAAACCGATAGTTAGCTCTCTGCCTTTGAGAATGCGCCAAGCATACCTACTCGGCAAAAGAGGCGGGGAAAAACCCCTATGCACTTGGTAGCCAAGAGTTTAACGACTTTGAAAGAGCTAGAGATAAATAGCGTTCAATCACTTAGGGGTGGGCATTGAACGTATTAATTAAAAAGGGAGATTACATTAATGCTAATGCCATGCCCAACATGCGGATGCAAAACCCGAATTGTTACTTCACAAGAAATGTCAAACGAGACACGGAAAGCCTACTGGCAGTGCCTCAATTTTAACTGTGGTGTTCGCTTTCATACGCTTACTTCTGTAGAGGGGATTATCGACTCTGTTGGAGTGCCGCCAGATCCAAAGCTACAACCAGAGCTGTGCAAGGGTGATGTGAACCAGATGGATATTTTTGAATCGGAACAACCAAGCGCTTAAAGCAGAAGTCTAGACTACGGGTATTTTGAATAAATGAACCTTATTCCTAAAAAGCGCCTTGATGCTCTGCTTGAAGTTATCTCAAAAAGAGATATGCCAGAACAAACTCGTAAAGCAGTGAAACTGGTGTTCGAGTCTGGTTATTCTTACGAGCTGGCTTCACTAAGAACTGGCGTATCAAGCAAACGCGTGTCATTGGCCGTGCGTAAGCTGAACCAAATGGATGAGATGTTACTGAAGGCGTATAGAGTGTGATGATGGATAGAAACTCAATGGATTTATACTTTACCCAAGAAATAAAGAGGCTTACTTAAGTAAGCTCCCAAAAGCTTTTGATAGTCTTGTATTCTGGAGACTCAGTGTTGCTAGCTATATCGCGTAGTTGATACAACAGATATTCTGTGGAAACTCCGATTTTCATATCAGGATCTTGAAGATATTTATCACAAATGTCATGTAGTTCAGTCATGCTTTGAATTAATGGCTTCTGTGCTACTTTGCTTCCTTGTTGTTCATTTACTTCAGCTTTGTTGGAGATAAATCCAGCTGTTGGAATATCGGTTCGGCATATGCCAACGAATTCTGGCTTACCACCTCTTTCTACCCACCTAAAAAAACCAGTAACAAGAATGTCATCCTTTGCTAAGTCTTTTATCTTGTTCTTTTTGATACTTGATTCTTCAGCGAGTTCCCTTGCCATACCATACCTAATCACACCTAAGAGATCGTCAGAGCCTGAATTTGAAATGTCATTCCAGTCTAAGGAGCCTGAACCTGTAGAGACTACGCTGTTAATACTTATTTGAGCGTTGCTATTTTGAATCCAAAAAACCAAATTGTTATCTGCTGTAAGAGCCAGCAAAGTAACGCCTATGTGATTGGAAAAACCTGATGATGCTATGTCTATAAGCTCCCCGTCTACTTGAGGGATCATGTTGTTAAAATTTACTGTAGTGTCAATGTTTGACAGGACTTTACCGGAGGCTTCATTGGTGAGTAATGAACAATAATATGAAGTTTTACCTAGATGAATCAGACCACGTTTGGGATATACATTACTCATCAAAGCTACTTTTTGTTCATTGAACAAATACCCTTGAGCTTGTGCCTTGTAGATTAGAAAATCAGTCAGTTTGCTTCGGCTTTCACTCCACCTTTTGAGTGTTCTTTTTTCGAAGTCTTTATGCAGTTCGAATCCCAAATCTATTTGGTTTATTAAATCTACATTGATTCCATTTGAATGAGATATTTTAGAACTACTTGGTAGCGTTTCAATTTCAAAGGCAGGAGTTTTGTCAGTTTTTAAGTTTTCTAAGAAACCAATAAATTCATCGGAGTTATTACAGTTAGTGTATTGCGACTCCAATTGACCTACATAGCTCAAGAAATTCTGTGACAATAGAACGGTTATACTCAAGTATGTTGTAGAAATGGCAATTATGGCTGGTATCAGCGAAAAAGCAGGAAATAGAGTTAACAACACACATAACACGAATAAAAAAATCGCAATTCGACCATGTGAGCTCAAGTGCTTGTGTTTGTAATACAGTACGGATAGGTTTTCTTGGAAGTGAAAGCGCACTAGGAACCTGCTTGAATTTTATTAAGTCATTGTTTATAAGAATCTATCATGGATAGTTGTATTAAGTGACCATATTTGTGGGATTTAAAAAATTTATGTGAGATGAATAAAAGGAAATTACCCAAGATGGACTATCTACTGTTACTCAATGAAACTGAGATTTACAAAGTTTACTGAAAACGAACGATCACGATCTTCGACGATCTCTAAATCCCCCATCTAAAACAGCCCTCGATGTAGATACATCGGGGGCTGTGCTCCAATACAACTACCGAAATGAAATGCGGTTCTAAGATCGCATAATTGCAGTGTGGAATTTTGGTGTGGAGGGGTGGGTGAGTCCGAACAGGGCCTGAGCGCCCTACTCCATCACTAATTTTATTCTCGCTGCCTAATTCTGATTTTCTTCTGTAGTTGGTGGCTTTTTGATGTGGGAACGACAGTACGAGCACGCTAGATGGAATGGGCTTAAGCTCAATATCCTCTCGACCGCCTTTGATGGTGGTAAGCGCTTGCAAGTGAGCGAAATCCCCTACTCTGACCTACCACACATCAAAGTCATGGGAACAAAAACCCGTACATACACAATTGAAGCGGTGTTCGTTGGTTCCAGTTCTCTGGCTGATGCTAATGCCCTCATTGAAAACCTAGAAGCAACACCAACTGGCGAGCTAGAGCATCCTTGGTTGGGTGAGCTGGCTCTTCCCCTTCAATCACTGCACCGACATCCGTTCGTACAAAAACGCAGGCCAACATAGTCGAGAGCTTGTCGAAACGTTCTTTCGTAAAAGAAGTAAACGGCTTGGATGTATCGGATATTCACAGGGTTCAGAGTGATGTCACCAGCGCATTGAACGTGTTGGTCGACATCACCAACCGTTTGAACCTCGAAGATGAAAACCTTCAAGACATTAACTACGCCATCAATAAAGCATTTTCGGCAGTGAGTAGCCTCAGCACCAACCCAACTGAGTTCGCTGATCTGTTTTCTACGTCAGTGGATGCGGTAGCCGATGGTGTTCAAGCTGAGCCAAGCTCAAGCAATGAAGCGGTAGACAACTCGCGCAGTGCTCAGCTTTGATGTTAAATGAAGTGAAACCTGACACACCAACTCAGCACCACAATGTACAAATGGTGACGGGCGCAGTGAAGATGAACAAAGACATCACACACCTAGAGAAAAGAGACCACTTTGATATTACTCAGTTGGCTAAGCAACCTGAAACCATAAAGAATGATCTGTCTACTTTGATTGTCGGTATCGATGAGCGCATAAAAGACACCACCCAAGTATCGACACTTAAAAGCATTGAGTTGTTCGACGCAGTCACGACATTGAAAAGTAATGTGAAGGTTCAGCAAGATAAGGTGGTCAGCGGTACCGCGCCCCATAGAACGGTGCAGTCACCACGCTTTCAATCTGCACTGACGATTGCGCACGATGAGTTCACTCAAGAAAAAGTCATCACCAAAATGAATGCACTGCAGCACCCGCTCTTCATTCGTGGTGACATTGCCGTGAGGGATGTGTCATGAACACGCTAACGATGCACATTGATGGCAAGCCGCGCACCTTCTATCAAGCAAATCTCAACTACTCCATTGAACAGCTGGCCCACACGTTCAGTTGCTCAATTGAGCCTATGAGCATTGAAAGCCCGTTATCGGTCGAGTTCTTCCTTAACGACAAGTCGATTCTGATTGGTCAGATTGATGGTGTGGATTCCAATACCGATTCAAGCGCTCACACTGTTTCCATTTCTGGCCGCTCGAAGAGTGCCAACATGATTGATTCACGTATCACGATGGATGCACTTTATAACTTGAACGTGGAAGAGCTACTTCGCCATGCCTCCAAACCATTTGGTTTGAAAGTGAAAAGCCTGGTGAAGAGTATGCCGGTCATCCCCGAGTTTCAGATAAATGCGGAATCACCTGTAGAGAACGTGGCGCAACTGATTCGAGAGCAAGGTTTTATGTTGGTTGAGCGCAGTGGTGTGTTGACCATTGAAAACACCGCGCATGCAACTATCAGCAATATCGGCCTAGAAACGGGCAACAACATCGACAGCCTGAACATCAAGCGAACCTTCAATCAGCAATTTCACACCATTGATGTGCAAGGCCTGTGGGATGACGCAAGCGCACAGGTCATCAACCCAAATGTCGAGAGCTCACGCACTATGGTGATCACCTGTGACCAGTTACAAAACCGTGAAGCTTGCCTATCTCGTGCTAAATATGAGCGCAACCTCGCCATTGCTCAAAGCCTGACTGCATCAAGCACGATTGCCGACATCTTCCCTGAGTTGGCCATTGATGGGTTAAACCGCGTGATTCGAGTGGCAGACCAAGAGCAAAGCTTCAGTGAGATGTTGGTGATCAAGTCGCTTGGCCTATCAGTGTCTGAAAGCTCTACGGAAACGTCGGTTGAGTTCTTCAGGCCTTTTAAGGAGCAAAGCTATGTCTAATGCTCTGCAGCAACAACAGCGATTAATGGCCAGAATTAAAAATGTGATTGGCACCGGCACGGTCACAGGGGCAACCACAGGTCGATTACAAATCAAAACCGCGACAGGCCGAACCAACGACAAAATAAAACGCGTGCACAACTACGGGTTTATGAGCCGTCCATTACCTGGGGCGAAAACTTACAACCTGTTCATTGGTGGAACCACATCTCGCGGCATCACCGTGAACGTAGAAGACGAACGTCACCAAATAGAGTTGCAGCCTGGTGAAGTCGCAATACTTGATGACAGAGGCAACCTTGTTCATTTCACGCAGCAAGGCATCAAGATAAACGCCTGCGCAAAGTTAGAAGTGATATCAGCGCAAGAAACCACGGTGAACGCAACGGCTGTGAACGTTACTGCACCTAAGTCCACGTTTTCTGGTGATGTAGAGATAGGCGGCAACCTAACGGTTATGAAAGATACCCAGGTTACGGGCGCTGTTGGTGGCTCTTCAGGTACGTTCGGCGGTGTCAAAGTTGAAAAGCATGACCACGACTACACAGATGACGGGACAACAAGAACCACCAAGGGGCCAAACAAAGGATGAGCCATTTCAATTTAACCGCCCTGACTGCGCCGATCAGCTCTAAAGAGGGATTAACCCACGCTGTTCTGCAGAGTGTTTACAACTATGCAGAATCTACTCAAAACGATCGCGCCCGTATGGCAAGCAATGAGCGCGGCGGCACTTGGAGCAATGAGTTGGTAAACGTGGTCGGCTCTCGTGACTGGACGCTCAAACGAGCAAAGCTCACCGACGAAACATTAAGCCTCTCGAAGCGGTTTTGTGAAGAGTCACTCGCTTGGCTCATTACCGGCGGCCACGCCAAAGCAGTTGAAGTTTCAGTATGGCGAGAGAAGCCAACCCAAATGGGTCGCAATGTGATGATCACCCTAACCGATGGCTCTCAGTTCGAGGTTCCACTTTTAAAGGTTAACCAATGAGTGAACAACGAAGCCTAGATGATTTGATAGCTCGCGCAGAAGCCAATCTGGTGTCTGCGACAGGGCAAAACAACCCAGCAACCAAAGGGATAGCCGCTGCCATTGCGGGTGTCAGCTATGGGGAGTATGGTTATCAAGATTTGCTGTTCAGGCAGCTGCATCCAGAGACTTGCTCTGAAGAGTGGTTATACCTACACGCCAATCGCCATAAAGCCCCTCGACTACTGCCAACATTCGCAACGGGTCGAGTGCAGTTCACTGAGCTTGGTGACACGGTGGTGATCAAAAAAGGCACCCGTTTAACGCATACCAATCACGAGTACGAAACCACCAAAGAACAATACAGCAACGTCCCCGTTGATGTCATTGCACTTGAATCTGGCGTAGATAGTAATCTTTCCGAAGGCGCGGTGCTTACGTTAAGCGAAGGGCTGAGCGGTATTGACCCAAACCATGTGCTTTCACTTGGCATTGGCGGAGGCGCCAATATTGAAGAGCTAGAGCACTGGCGAGTGCGTGTCATCGTTGCCTTTGAAAAGAACGAGCTGATTGGCAAAGCGGCAGATTACAAAGTGTGGGCGGTATCGGCTTACTCGGATGTGGATTTTGCTTGGGCGCTTGATAACACCCCAGAACGAGGCATGGTTGAGGTGTATATCGGTGCGCGAGACAACGACCCAACGTTAAGCGCTGAAGTGGTCAAGTTGGTGCAAAACACGTTTGAACAAAATCGGCTTGCAGGTTGCCACCCATTTGCTCACCTACCAGAGCAAGCCCCACTCAATATCGAAATCCAAGGTATTGAAGACCAAGTGGTGCGAGACGATGTGGTCACTGCACTCGAAAACCTAATGAAAGAGAAAATGGGCAACATAGACCCGATAACCCAAAAGCCAGAGTCCATCACCAACACCGAAATTGTTTTAACTATCTCTACCGTGACCAACAACTTTATTGTTCGCTCTCCGGTTGGAGAAGTCGCTATTGAGAAAAATCAGATACATGTATTAGGAGGCGTGACGTGGACACCTCCGACTTAATTATTGAATACAGTGCCGGTGATTATGAAGGCGCCTATCGTGGGCTATTACCCAAAGGCGAATATTGGCAAGACACCGAGAACGTCGAGCTTGCCAATACCATCCAAGGTATTGCCAAAGACTTCAAACAAACCCATGACGAGATTGAACTGTCGCTACTGACTGAGTTTGAAGAGCAACAATTTGGTTGGAAGATTTCAGACTATCAACGGCTCTTGATGACGATGGGTTCAAACGGTGTCGTGTATGACGAGGTCGCAAGCCCAAACCTCATCAAAATAGACCTGTATAGCTACAACAATGACGCGGCTTTTAAAGCACTAGAAGAAAAACGACTTCCTCACACCGAGTTTCATTGGATTTATCCTCTCGATACAGAAACAAAGTTTGAACAGGTCACAGCCTTAACCATTAAGCCAGAATTTAGCTCTCAGCTTGAAATAGAAACGGAAGCACCATTCCTGTGCTGCACCGCCATTACATGGCAACTTGAAATAGGAGACACCGTATGAGCACACTGCAAGCCATCCCTACTCAGCACGGGATAGACATTTTAAACAGTGAGTTGAAAAATACAGTAACTGAGTATCAGCTCATTGGCGCATTAACCCATGACGCACCGAATGAATCATTGTATTCATTCTATGAAAACACCATTGAAACCAGTTACTACGATGATAATGGCGTTCTAACCTTCATCTTGAATCTGCCTATTGAGCAGCACTTTGATGAGTACCTACACCAAATCTATGTACTTGATAGCAATAACCAACCAGTGATCGAATGCACGACACCAAAAGTGGCACTCGCCAAAGGCATTGGCGGCATGGTCACACTCAAAGCGGCAGTTTCGGGTGAGGCTAGTGAGGTGATTTTTAAGCACAGTGAATTCGTAACTGAAACTGAATTGAATGAGTTACACCTAGCGCCGATTAAAGCGGCACTAGCAAACATGGTGGGAATGGTAGGAGAATTTCATCACCCTGGAGAAAAGCCGGCTTGGATTGACCTAAAAGGCGGCGAATTATCAAGAACTACCGACAGACTGCTTTGGGATTATGCAGTATCTGCGGGTATGACGGTAGTACAAGCAACCAAAGACGCTGACCCTATGACTCACGCAATGAAGTTTGGTGATGGTGATGGCACAACGACATTTACAGTACCCAATCACCATTTAGGTCATTTCGTTCGTGGTGCATCAAATGGTGTCGGTCATGGTGAAACACAGAATGCTGCAATAAGGAATATAACTGGTACAACTCAAGCTATCCATGCTCAATTTATTGGTAATCCCAGTAGCCCCATTATAGGTGGCGCCTTTTCGTCAAACCCAACGTCATACCCCGGTACAAATTCGGCACTTAGTGGTAGCTCAACAAAACTCAGTGCTTTTGATTTTAACGCATCAAGGGTTGTTCCTGTAGCTAACGAAAACCGCCCATACACGGCAAACCTTTCAATTAAAATTCACCGAGGCTGGATGTAATGAAAATAGCGTATCACTACGATTACAAAACTCTCGTTTATCAGAGTGGTAGTCAAATCCATAAAGTGGCTGGGTACGATGAGTATATATTGCCTCAATTTGCGACTTTTGTTGAAGTGCCAAAACTCGATATAGAAAATGAACAAGCCAGATTTGACGAGCAAAATCAGAAATGGACGGTAGAACCTAAGTTTATCGAAGTGACGGCTTATCATAAGCAAACTCACGAAACCAAAAACTTTGATGATGTGTCTTTAATCACGGACGACTACACAAAAGACAAGCCAGCCACACAATGGGACGGGTGGATTGACGGCTCTTGGGTAACCAACAAAAGCACTCAATATATTGCTGAATGTAACCAAGTCGACAACGTTCGCCGCAGGCTATACGCTCAGATATGCGATCCCTTAATTGCTGAAGCCAACATTAAGCGCTTACAAGGTTTTGAAGATGATGCACAAACAATAGAGGCTCAAGCCTTAGCTGCCCGTGACAAAATCCAAGCAGAAAACCCTTGGCCAACACAACCAACTAACTAATCCGAAACACATTCAAGCCCAGCTTCTATGCTGGGTTTTCTCGCCCAGCTCTCTGAACTTCTATATCTCAACACTAGAAATGCCATCACTCCCCTTTAAAACTCCACGAGATACACTGCTCATGGGGGAACTAACAACTAGCCACGAGAGAGAAATCCATGAATGAAACAGAGTCAAAGGCACTCGTCGTATCACTACTCGATGTCACTGGCCTAAAGAAAATCTTCGCTTCTATTAGTGCAACCCTAATCAGTTTTGGCGTAAATGACGTACTCCAAGTTTTGTCTGTAGCAGTCGGTATTGGCGCAGGCATCATGGCTATTCGCCACTACGCTATTGCAACTAAACTCAGCCAAGCGCAGTTGGACAAGTTGAACTCAACAAAAGAGGGTTCAGCATGAGCATAAAAACCAAAGCAATACAGACTGTGGTGTGCTCTGTTGCCTCCGTTCTTACCATTGTTTTTACCATTGATTCAGAGCTTACTACCAGTGAACAAGGCCTCAGCCATGTCGCGAATGAAGAAGGTTGCAGACTCCAACCCTACCAATGTAGTGCCGATGTGTGGACTGCGGGGCTTGGTCATACAAGCGGTGTTACAACACAGATAGTGTTAACCGAGCAACAAGCGGCTGAGTATTTTATTGAAGATATCTCAGCTGCCGAACAAGTGGTAAACAAACACATCACCCAAACCGCTAACCAGGGCGAATACGACATGATGGTGAGCTTTATCTTCAATCTTGGCGCCGGCAATTTCACGCGCTCTACCTTACTGAAGAAGTTTAACCAAGGTGATCATCAAGGCGCTTGTAACGAGTACCCAAGATGGGTGTTTGTGAATGGTAAAGACTGCCGACTCAAACAAAGCAACTGTGCCGGTATTCCTAAACGCCGAACCAAAGAACAACACGTTTGTTTGAATGGGTGGTGATCATGTTAAACCAATATCTAGCTTTATTTAAAGCCATTGCCTTTGCTGCCGTCCTTAGCGGTGTCGCTTATTGTTCGTATGACTACGGCGTAACCACCACTGAGGTCAAAACCTTAAAAGCGCAAAATGCCCTATGGGACAAAGTAGAGCAAAAACAAAACGAGGCTTTTCAGCTCGCCGTAAAACTGGCGAACCAAAAGCCTGATATTCGAATTGAGTTTCGAGAGATAGAAAAAGAGGTGATCAAGTATGCTCAAAAGAACAATGATAAGCAGTGCGTTATTAATGATCCTGACAGGATGCACATCCGCGCCCAATCAGTGCGAGCGCATAATCGAGCAATCGGTATTCAGCAACCCTCCACCGTCTCTGATGGTGCCGCCAAAACCGCTACAGGTTACGAGCGAGACGCCGAAGTCTTAGCGGAAGATGTGGCGAACTTGCAAACCTGTGCTGAGAATGCAAAAAAATTACGCGACCTCCAAGCTTGGATAGCCGCGCAGTTATAGGTGGTTCAATATTTCACTTGTTTATCAATCAAACAATTGCAATTAATACCTTTTTTAAAAAGTCGATAGCTTTATTAAGGTTTTTAACTCTAGCTTTTTGAACAAGTTGCGCATCTTGTGATTTCTGAATATATTCATTCATTTTAGCTATACCAGATGTGTCTATTGAAAGCATTAGGTTGGCAATGTCATCTAATATTAAAGACTCCACACGCATTTTAAGGCCTCCTATTTTTAGTATCGCATTACGTTTTTTCCAGTTGCTTAAACCTTCCGCAGCCAACTCTAACTCACCAATTTTGTTTAAAATATCTTGTTTAGTTTGCATGCCATCCCCCTATTGCGATGGAAACAATTCAATCAATCCAGAGAGTTCCTTAGTCGTATCAATGACGTGTTTAGTATACTTATCTACATCACTCACTAAACCCTTGACCGAATCCTCATTAAAAGTCGCCTTCAGTACTGCCTCACCAGCTTTTTCAGACTGAATGTAAGCATTCAGAACAAGATGCAATCGTTTCATTGTGGCGACATACTCTTTAAGCTCTGCTGATTTAGCCTTTATTGCTTCCAAGTCTTTGTTAACTTTGGCTCGGCTGTCATCATTATCTTTTTTAAGACTAGCTAGACTTTGGAGTAGTTCTTCTGCATCTTCTTTTGTTAACTTGTTGTTTGGCTTAATTAAATCCTCAACAACCCCTTGCTCTTGTTCTGCTTGCTCAGCGTTAATGTTATTTGTTGCCAGCGTAGCTAACTTGTCACTAGCCAGTATCAGTGCTTGGGATTGAATCTCGACCATCTCCATTGATTTATCAAAATAAGTAAGTTGTTTCGTTGATAACGTTTTCACTTCTTCAGGTGTAGCGCAACCGCCCAACACAATCAAAACCATTAACGCTAAGAAATTATTCAGCGTCATATGAGCCTCCACTCGTATTGATATTTCTATTAACATAGACTATATCCTTAAAGCTTCCATTAACCTCACAAAGCATATGAGCCAGATCACATAAATAAAATCGTTCTCAATTAATTGTAATGAAAACTAGGACTCCCTTAGTCAACTAAGATTAAGCCACACTCGCTTGCTCTAGACTCTTATAATGATTCGGCATAATCACCTCACTACCCACAACATCATTCAATTCTTGCATCATATCAATGAGCGGTAGCAGTTCGTTCTTGTGGAACAGCCAGTCCACCTTATTTAAGTCGAGTGACGTAATACTCTCACGTCGAATGCTCATCAACTCAATAGGCACACGGTGAACCGAAAGCACTTCGTTCATGGTTTGGTTCTTCACTTCTTTGTATGAGTCTTTGGCTTCAACTTGACCAATTGGCTTGAGCTCTGGGGCTTTGGTGTCTTTACCTTTGGCATTCACAAATAAGTTTTTAAACGCCATGCCCTCTTGAGCTTGAAGCTGCTTCTTGATGGCCTTTTCTTGCTTCTCTGTCATGGTTGGCTCGTTCATATACAGCAAGTAACCGGCATGGTTACCGTTACGGTAGTACTGACGACGAAACAAGGTGGCATCATCGTTCAGCCAAATAGAGGTCAAAGAGCTAATGTGGCTCGGTAAGCCATACAACTCTTGAGCAACGTCATAATCTCCTAAATAGAACACTTGGTTATGTTTGTAGTCGATACGCCCATCATCATCGTAAGCTCTTGGCTTATACGACCAACCCAAGTCTTCACGCCTACGCATGTAAAGTGTCGGTAAGTGCTTAAGCTTAACGACTTCGCCTAAACCTCTATAATCACGAATCACCTGCAGGTGAGCACCACCAAAAGTGAGGTAGTCTTGAATAAAGCGCTTTGCATCTTGGCGTGAGAGTAATCCACTCAGCGCAATGGCATGCATTAACGTATTGCGCTTAAACTCAATAGCACTCGAATGCATCGGGTTCGTGCGCAGTGCCTTGGCTAATGTATCGAGTGCAACCGGCGGTTCGTATAAACCATCAACCAACGCCACTTCTAAATAGCTGAGAATGTCGCTGTTCATCACGCTCACGGGGTTAGAAAATTCAATCTCTATCACTTGGCCTCTCCAATAATTAGGCTAGAAGAACTCGACACTGGTGTTGGTGTCATTGTTTATATCAATCGGCTCCCAACGCATCACATGCATCGAAGCCCAGGCTAAATCCGCATGAGAGCCAATTTTGCTGCGGTTGGAAACAAAGGTAATTTGGTTACTCACCTTGGTGGTTTGCTGGCGAATCATTAAGAACGAGTGAACGAGATCATCCCATTCCGCTTCAAACTGTAAGCGGCCACTGTTAATGATTTCTCTCGACTTGTAGGCCATCAGTCGTTTCACTTCAGGTGAGTAATCCAGCTCGACCAGAGCTGGGTAAAACTTACGAACCAGTTCAGCGGTAGCCGAGCCTACGCCACTGGTGTCCATTGCCATGTACACCACATTGTATTTCTCGGTAATGCCGCGAATGGTATCGGCCTGTTGCTCATAGCTGGAGCCTTTAAGGCGAACCCTTTCGATGAATCGGAAAATTCCGCCTTTACGTTTAGGCTTTAACGCCACCACTAAGCCTGCATCATCCGAGCTTTCACCCGTTCCGCCACCTCTAGGGTCATAACCGACCAAAACCTCTGCGTTACCCACTGGCCTTGCTTTCTCGTGGTCGACATCTTTCCAAAGTGAACTGTCTGCCTTACACGCAAGTAGTGCTTTCAGTGAGAAGAATGAAGCGCTGTCGTCCAAAAACTTACAACGCAATAGGTTGTCGAAGATCTCTTTAACTGGATATTTACGCTTGAGCTTATCCATGTTGAAGAAGGTCGCGCCTTTCTTAATCGCATCATCCACCGTGATCATTTGACGAAAGATAAAGTCCACACCCAAAGCGCCGGCTTTTAGCGCCTTGTGGCTAATATCAATGCCGTGCTCTTTCTTGCCCTGCCATTTCGGGTAAGCCTCATGGGCCATGGTGGAAGGCGTTGAAATGTAAGTGGTGCGGAACTGCGACTGCATCGACATACCGCCAGCGTAATTATCCAAATCCGCAAAACCGGGGATCCAGAACACCTCATCCCAATACATGTGGCCGTTAAAACCTTGAGAGGTCGCTACGTTGGTGGACATAAAACCAAGGTTCGCGCCGTTGCTGAGCTCGATGTCGTCCTTACCTTTTAGGTCAACTTCGCCAATCTCTAGCGCAAACTTACGAATGTAGTTCTTGAAGATATAAGACTGCTTTTTCGACGCAGAGATAAACAGCTGGTTGTCGCCAGTCAGCACCGCATCTTCAAACGCTTCAAAAGCAAAATAGAACGTAAGACCAATCTGACGCGACTTAAGATAAAAGCGTACTTCATTGATCTCATCATTTTGCTTATGGCCGTGAATGTCCTTTTGGTATTCGAAGAAGGTTTTCTCGCGATATTCGTCCAACATCTCTTTGGTGATGTGGGATACATCGTTCTTCGTCTTATTTGGCTTACGCCCCCGCTTTTGCTCGCCCTCATTTCGGCCAGCTGGTCGGTTGCGCCTTTGCTCTGCTTCATCACGTTTGAATTGCTGTTCGAGCAACATCTTGAGCTCACGCTCTTGGCTTTCAAGTTTTTGGTCAACCCACATCAAGTAAGCAATGCGCTGTCTCATCATTAATTCGACGGGCGCGTCATCCCTCAGCGTTTTCCAATCAAACTGAGTTATCCATTTTTGAACCGTGCGAGTGGCTACGCTCACCGCTTCTGCAATTTCAGCCGGCTTACGTTGGCGTAAAAACAGTCCCAAAGCTTTCGTTTGGTCGGCGGTATAGAGCAGTTCGCTAACAACATTATTTTCCATGTTTGCATAGTGCTACAGCGCTTGTGATTACTCAGCTTGAACGATTTCTATATCAAGCGTTTAGAACTAGGACAAATACAAAAAGGCGGAAGCATTGGGTAAATTGGAATCATCGAATTTAGGAGAGTTTAGGCATGTTCCAATCAGAGCTAATTTGTATTTTACAGGCAGGAGCAACCATTGATGGTCGAGTCATTGAGCAAAAAATCATTGATGAGATTGCAGAAACTTACAGCCCAGACGTTTATACAGCTCGAATTAATGCAGACCATTACCCATGGAGCAACAAGTATGGCTCAGTCTTATCGGTCGAAAAGAAAGAAGACAAGCTATTCGCCGTACTGAAACCAAACTCAATGCTTTTGCGTATGGCTGAGCAAGGACAGCTTTTACATACCTCATGTGAGTTCTATGAAAAGTTTGCAGATACAGGGAAAGCCTATCTGACCGGATTGGCCCTGACTGATGAGCCTGCATCGTTAGGTACGACCCAGATTCAATTGTCGGCTAACAGCAAAGATAAAGCGTGTGTGCCAACGAACTTTCAAATTACCTCAGAACAACTCTCGAAAGACACCGAGGAAGAAGCCTCGATGTTCCATACATTTAAACGCTGGCTTAAGGGCGAAGGTGAACTTGAGCAGCTCTCACAACAACAGGAAGAAGACGACATGAGTAAAGAACTTGAAGAGCTACTCAAGCAAAGCATTGAGCAAGGCAAAGAGAATCAGCAGCAACTAAGCCAGTTAAGTGAGCAAGTTGAAAAGCTCAACACCAATGGTCAGCCGCAAGAACCTGAAGTCGAAGAAGGCACTGAAGTGACTGAGCTAGAAGACAAAGTCCAGAAGCTTTCATCTCAGTTAGAAAGCCTAACAGGTCAAATCGAAAAGCTCAGCAAGCTAACCGATGAAGAGCAGCGCAAGTTAGCCGGCGAAGGTAATGACGAAGAGCGCTACTTATAGGCTTCGACACGCCCTCAACCCATAACGAATTGAATTAGGTAAGAACATGCAAAAGCAGACCAAAATAAAACTCAGCGCCTACGTGAAAGCCGTGGCAGCGCAAAACGATGTAGATGATGCAACCGAGAAGTTTAACGTGAGCCCGAATGGTACTCAGCGCATTATCGCAGCTATCCGTGAAAGCAGTTGGTTCCTTAACAAAATCAACATCATCTCAGTGAAAAACCAAAAAGGTGAATCCATTGGTCTTGGTGTAACAGGCATGATTGCCAGTCGTACCGATACGTCAGGCTCGGGCAAACGTACACCGAAAGATCACTCAAGCATGGGGGCGATGCCTTATATGTGTGAGCAAACGAACTTTGATACCGCGCTTCGTTACGCAAAACTGGACGCGTGGGCGCACCATAAAAACTTCAACGCCTTGATTAGTAAAGCAACCCGAGAGCAGATTGACGCCAATAAAATCACCATTGGTTGGTATGGCGTAAGTGTCGCTAAAAATACCGATGCTAGCGCTAATCCGAACGGTGAAGATGTGAATAAAGGTTGGTTCCAAGCCATGCGTGACCATAACGCAGAGCGCTTAATGACCACGGGGCAAAAAGCAGATGGTGAAATTCGTATCGGTGAAGGTGGTGACTTCATCAACCTAGACTTAGCCGTGCTTGAAACGAAAAACCTACTGCATGACGCCTGTGAAAATGATTCAAACCTTGTGGCCATCATCGGTTCTGACTTGCTTGCCTATGACAAAGCCAAGTTCTACGAAGCGCACGGTAATACGCCAAGCGAAAAAGGCAAAATTCAAGAGCTGCAAGTCATCGGTACTTATGGCGGTCTGCCTGCTGTGAAAGTACCAGGGTTCCCTTCTACGGGCATTATGGTGACCAGTTACGACAACCTATCTATTTACATTCAAGAAGGTTCAGTTCGCCGCTCTACAGGTAAGAAGAACGATGAAAAAGACCAAATTGAGAATTTTGAGTCGATGAACATGGCTTATGTGATCGAAGAGGTCGGTAAAGCCGCAGCCATTGAATTCAAAAACGTGAAGCTATGGATTAACGAGGCTTGGCATTAAGCCAGTCATTACAAACTAACACCCCCTCAATGCAGGCTCTATTGCTGTTTCAGGTGCGCTTTGGCGCCAACTGTTATTCGCGATTGTCGGCCTGCATTCCCTAACACTGTAAGGATACATCATGGAATTTGTCGGTGATAAAAACGAGCACTATGAATCTGAGTTGCCAGCCTCGGACAAATATCCAGCACTGAAGATTTCAGAGTTTCAGTCTCTGTTCCATTTCCAAAGCAATGAAACAGAGGCAGGCATTCTGCACCACGCTACGGTGTCACGCATCAAAGTACATTCTGAACTTAAAGACACCTTAGTGCCTTTTGCTAGCTTGACGGAATTATCTCAAGAGCGCTTTGGTGATGATGACTTAGCCAAAACACTTTACAAGCAGGCCGTATTCGCACTGACTGCCGCTCAACTGATTAGCGTGCAAATGAGTGGTGACGCCACCGCTGAAGCGGCTGACAGACAAGAAGCGCTCACCAGTAAGAAAGAAGAGTGCGAAGTGCAGTACCGCCAAGCCATAGACATGTTGATTCACGTAGAAGAAACCTACTGCTTTGAGAGGGTGTAATGAAAGCGCTGCAAAGCTTAACAAACCTATTCAAAAGCCATGTGACAGATGCGGCAAAAATGGATGTGTGGGCGGAGGATGGCGCCTTATTCTGTGGTCAAGGTGTCGATGTCGATGGGTTTGAAATTGAGTATACCGCCATCGTTTTCTTGCAAAGCGCCAAGTTAGAGCCGCAAGTGTTGTTTATGCAATTAGTCAGCTGGCTCAATAAATTCGACCCAGAGCGAGCAGAAAAAGGCTTGCCCATGCCGACGTTCGCGCTGGAGCCTCTCGATAAAGGTGCGTTTGATCTCAAGCTGAAAATTGATATTCGTGAAGAGTTCGACCTTCAAGAAAATGAACAAGGCAATTGGAAGCAAGGTGATACCCGTTATGAATGTATCAGTGGTTTTGAAGCGCGAGCCGATGAAGACCAACTCGGCGAATTGGTCTACTTTGTCGGCCACTTAGATGATTTGCCATGAGTGAATTAACCCTCGCGACGCCTGAGCAATTGACTCAAGTTGTGGAAAGTTTAGTGCTGACGGCCAGTGATAAGTTTGAGCTGAACAAGCGCATGGCCAACCGCGCACGGCAGTTCTTTCGTCAGCAAATTCGAGCTCAACGAGATATAGACAACAACCCGTACCAAAGCCGAACGCGGCGAAAAGCAACTCAACTATGGGATGGCACTCAAGCGCAGAACACCGTAAACAACAAAAACATGTTGCTGGGTTTCGGCAAGGCGTTAAGAACTCACGTTACAGAAGAGAGCTTTGAGGTTGGCTTAAAAGGCGTCGCAGGTCGCATTGGCCAAGAGCACAACCAAGGCGCTCAAGTGTCATTTACGACTCGCGTTAATGGTCACTACAACAGTAAAACAGGTCAATGGACAGGTGGCGTGAAAACCAAACGTAATTACCAAATGCCTAAACGAACCTTCATTGGTTGGACGCCTGCTCTAGAGCGAGAGTTACTCGCCATGGCAGCGGAACACTTTGCACTAGAGGATGCAGCGTAATGGATAAACAACAAGTAGAGAAAACGGCGCTACCCACTTTCAAGATTAAGCCCGCGAAAACAAGTTTGATCGTGAAAGACCCAACAACCCGAGAGCCACTGAAAGCGGCAGGTGAAGATAAACCTCGTAACGCTTACTGGCTACGTCGACTCGCTGAAAAAAGTATCGTGGTCATCGATAAGACAGCCAAGCCCACAGCCCAAAAGGAAACTAAATAATGAGTATTGGTTTTGCTGAAGTACCCAGCACCGCTCGCGTTCCCGGTGTCTACATTGAAATTGATAATAGCCTGGCAAACAGTGCAGAAGACCTGCAAGTTATCTTGGCGATCGGTAATGCGGTCAGTGATGCAACGGTCACGCCAAACAAAGTCACGCTTTGTATGGATGAGACGATTGCGGCAGCTTCGTTTGGTGCCAATAGCGACATAGTGGAAATGATCACCTATTTCCGTAAGCAAGATAAAACCATGCCTATCTTTGCGGTCAGTGTTGAAGATAGTGATACCGCAAGCGCCTTAGCCGCGTTGGGTGACGTTCAATATCACCACATCATGTGCTCATTGAATGACAGTACCACCATTCGTGAGTTAGGGACTTTTCTTGAAGAGCGATATGGCGCCTTAGAGCAAGTACCCGGCATCGCGTATCTACCCAAGAAAGGCACACACGCAGAGCTCATCACCTTTGCACCAACCAGCAACTGCGCGTTAATCAACTTTCTGCCCATCAATAACTTGGGTGACTCTGCAGAAGCGCCACTGTCAGACGCGGCCGCGATTGGCGCATGGGTTGGGCAAATCGCCCCATCATTGGCCATCGACCCTTGCAGGCCACTGCAAACGCTCAAGTTAAACGGTGTTTATTCACTGGCAGCACAAGAATGGGACTGGGCTGAACGTAACCTCTTTTTGTATGAAGGGTTAAGTACCTACACGGTGAACTCAGCGAATGAAGTGTTAGTCGAGCGCGCCGTTACCGCTTACACCGAAAACGCAGCTGGCGTAACGGACAACAGTTACCTCGATGTCATGACGCCGGCAACCGCCATGTATTTTCGTCAGAAACAACGTTCGTTGATCTTAAGTGTCTACCCTCGCCACAAGGTAGCGAAAGACGGAACCAAGTTCGCCAAAGGTCAGCCGATCGTGACGCCGACCATGTTCAAAGCCAAGCTGTTGACCTTGTATCGAGATTTGGAATACCAAGGCATCGTGCAAGATTTCGATGGCTACAAAAAGTCGCTCATTGTCGAGCTCGATGAAACCAACAAGCAACGCGTCAACTACCAAGATTCACCGCAGTTCGTGAACGGTTTGATTATCGTTGCAGGCAAAATTCAATTTAGGAAGTAAGTCATGGGAACAAAAATCACTAGCCGTGCTGTCCTTAACGCCGGTTCATTAGGGCGCCTACCCATCAAAGAAGGGGCGGAATATGGCCTTGGCAACATGAAGCGCGAAACCATAATGGGTGACGATGGCCCTTTGGGTTTCTCTGAGCAATTCTCGGATGCGCCTTTCATCAAATGCACCATCATTCACGCTCAAGACACCGATGAGAAAGCCATTGCTGATTTTGTGGGTGAAGACATCACTTTAGAAACGAACACAAACCGCGCTTACACCTTGAAGGGCGCATGGACAGTCGACCCGCTTACGGTTGCGATAAAAGATGGTCAGCTTGAAGTGCTCTTCAACGGTGACGAACTCATCCCGCAGTAAGGAGAAATACCATGTTATCCATACTGATGAAACGAGAGGCTCAAAAGGTAAAGCCAGAACCGGTTAAAGCCTTTGAAGCTATCGACAGTGTTGACGCTATAAACGAGTCAACAGTAAGCCAAGCCGTTCGCACCGCTTTTTCTGATAGGTCCTGGGAAGAAACGCAACTCGTGTTTAAGCAAGACCAAGGCTACTTGCGCACCTTGTCTGGTTCGAAAGAGAAAGATCCGTACAAGCAAGAGCTCATCAACAAGTACCGACCATTGGTTGAAAAGCTACTGGACACTCACAAAGGCGACTACGGCAACCTCGATGTGATGTGGTGCTTTTATATGTGGCACTTTGACCTTGGCCAATTTGAAGAAATCCACGATAACTTTCGAGCGGCCATCGATGGCGGATTAGAAACACCGGCTAATTTCAAAGTGAATGGTCAAACGGGCTTCTGTGATTACGTATTTAAGTACACGCACAAAGCGCACACCGAAAAGAAAGAGTACAAGCGCGAATACCTGCTTAAAGCCGTAAATGATTTACTGGCGGGTGAGCTCGCTACTAACGCCCCACTTAAAGTGAAAATGTTCCGCCTTGTCGGTGACTGGCACTTTGAAGCAGGCGACAAAGAAAAGGCGCACAACCTGTTTGAGATAGTGATGAAGCTAGATCCAAACAAAGGCGGCGTGAAGAAGAAACTTGAAGCATTACAAAAGGAGCTTGGCTATGACCAACCCCATTAAAGACGAGTCACAAGCCAAGGTCGCGGAACTGGCCTCGCCTATTGAAAAAGACGGCAAAGCGCTTACGCATATTGATATCAGCAAGCCACACTCTGGGCATTTGCGCGGGTTGAGCTTGATAGATGTGTGCGGAATGAAGTTTGAAGCAGGACAAACGCTACTGCCTCGAATCTCTTGCTTGAATGAGCGTGACATTATCAATATGCCTCCAGAGAACTGGGCGCCATTGCTCACGACGCTTGCCTCTTTTTTCGTCGCGACGGAATAGTGATAGAGCGAGTTGAAGACTATTACGCAGATATCGCCCTTGTGTTCCATTGGCCCCCAAGCGAAATAGACAAACTCAGCTACGACGATCTATTACTGTTTCGAGAGCTAGCCAGGCAAAGGCACGAACAAACACCACAAGAGAGCGAATAAGCTCTCTTTTTTGTATCAACAAAAGGCTATCCAGAATGAAAATGAAACTGTCTGTTCTCATGGATATGAAAGATAAAACTTCAGCCGTTCTCAAAGGGATGAGTGGCGAGAGTGACTATTACGCCAAGTCCATTAAAAAGGTACAGAAGACACAGGCTGATGACTCTGCCGCAATGGGGATGATTGATTCTTTAAAAACGTCACGAACAGCAATGGACAAGAACGCCATTGCTGCGGTCAGCGAAAAACTTGAAGAATTAAAAGTAAAAGCGGCAGGCGTTGAATCCCCAAGTGCTGCTCTAACGGAGAAAATTACAAAGCAACAAGCTAAGTTGAACAAACTGAACACTGAGCAAGAGGGTTACAAGTCCCATTTAGAGAAGCTCGATACCCAGTTAAAAAAGACAGGGGTGAATACGGGGAATCTCGATGATGAATACGACCGACTGAATCGAAGTTACAAGAAACACGGCAAGGAAATAGGCAGGCTCAGTAAGCGTTATACCACCTTACAAAGAGTCATGAGCCCGATTCAAAAGCTGAACCGTTCAATCAAATTTCCTAAGATTGGCGCTGCAGCGGCAGGAAAAGGCGCCGCGCTTTTAAGTGGTTTGAGCTTTGCTGGGTTAGTGACACAAGTGAATGGCGCGGCAGGTAAAATGGACAACCTAGCAAAGACATCAGCCAACCTAAAATTACCTATTGAAGAACTCCAAGCCATGCAATCCCAAGCAGAACATGCAGGGGTAAGTTCTGATGCACTGTTTAACTCAATGCTTCGCTTTACCAAGCGACTTGGCGTGTTGCAACAAACGGGCTCAGGTGCGTTAGGCTCGTATCTTAAAAAGAGTGAGAACGCGCTGCATAAAGATTTACAGGGTGCGAAAGACACTAAGCAGGCTTATGAAATGCTCCTTGAAGAGTTTTCTCAGCTTGAAACGCCACAAGAGCAAATGGCCTTTGCAGACGCGGCCTTTGGGCAAGATGGTCGCAAAATGCTGATCATGTTGCGTGAAGGCACTGAAGGATTAACGGCGGCGAGAAAAGAACTCAATGCATTGGGTGGCGGTGCGACTGCAGAAGATGCGGAGAAAGCGGAAGCCTACAATGATGCTCTGCAAAAAATCGAAGAAAGCGTTCGCTCTATGAAGTTTGCAGCACTTGCACCCATCATGGAAAAAGCAACCAAAGCATTCACCCAGTTTTCTGAGAAGTTTAAGAACGCGGCTTGGCGAACCGATTTTATCGAAAAGCTTATCCAAACCGTGGACGGTCTTTATCAAGGCTTTGAACTGCTAGGTAAAGGGCTTATTTGGTTAGCGCAAAACTTCAAAGGAATTCTGGCGACGGTTGCCATTCTAAAAGTAGCTCTGATTGCTTTAAATGCGGCTGTTCTGGCAAATCCTATCGGGCTTATAGTAGCCGCTGTGGCTGCTGCAGTAATCGCGATCACTTATTTAATCGATAAGTTCATTGGCTTAGACAAAGTCATTAAATGGATTGGTGATGGCATTGGTTGGTTGTGGGATAAATTCAAAGCGCTAATCAACAAACTGCCCGATGCACTCATCCCCGATGGTTGGAAAATTCAAACCGATGAAGCTGGCCAAGAAGTCGATAACTTAGCAGCAAAACTCAACCGTATTGAAGATAAGAGCGCGACGCTAGGTATTACGACCAATGAAACCCAAGACCGAACGGAGCGAACCAAAAGTGAGCAAGGTTACCACGCTTATCAAACTGGAGGGGTTCAGCCTATTAAGCAAAGCACGGCATATAGCCCTCTAGGCAACCAAATCGTAAAAAGTAAATCTGAAGTGTCCTTGACCATCAAATCGGATAAGCCGGTCGCTATTGATAAAGCGAGGACAGAAAAAGGCACAGATTTGAACTTGGATGGGGAATATGGTGACGAGTTTTTAGTTCATAATTTTTGACTATCCCCTCCCCCTCGCTTTCTTAAGTTCCCAGAGCTATAGAAAGAAACAGCGCAAGCAGTAAACTTGCGCCATTTGGGAGACTTATTAGAACATACCTGTTATTAAAACAATAACAGACTGATACTATTCACCTTTTCTTGATGCATACCAAATAAAAGCCATCAATAAAACATGTATTGAAAAAGCGAAAATAGGAGCGTAAAACAATGTATCCATTATAGATTGAACATTTGCAATATCAGATTCGTTAGCAAAAGACGTACTCGACCAATTTTTAAAAGTTAGCGATGCAAAAACTGATGATATAAAAAACGCAATATACACAAAAATAATACTACAAATTAAAAACTTACGATTCAT